CTTGTAGAAGAATCAGCTGATGAAGTGAGTATGTCTACTTTGGCTATTGACCAAGGTGGTAAGTTCAATCAAACTAATCTAAGCTCAGCCCTTAAAAAAGCAACTGTATCACTTGTAAATAAACTATTAGACTAATGAAGAAACTTTTAACGACACTTTTTGCGACAGTTTTAGTATTTATCACGACACTTTCTTTTGCTCAGAATCCTATTAAGTTCAGACTTAGTGCTTCTGTTGCAACAGATGCTCCTGATACAGTTAAGACTAACACAAATGGTACTCTTTTACATAAAGGAGATCAGTTTGTTGTATACTTATCTGCTAACGGTAATGGTAACACAACCACTAGACAGTTATTATTAGATTTTCAGTATGATAATAGTGCGTTAACTTTAACCTCTATTGCTAATACTGGTACTGGTGGAAATGGTGGTGTATTACCTCAAGGGTCAAATGCTCAAGAATCTTTCTATCAATACCCTGGATACTCTTTTCATAAAACTACTCAGAACACTACAAGTAATGGTACCACAAACTATCAATACTGTAACTATGATTATACTAGTGGAGGTAGTTCTACCATTGTAAGATATAACCTTACTTGGTCAGGAACTCGTGGAATGCCATATGCTAACTATTGGGGATTAATAAAAATGGTTTTTACTGTTAAACAGACAATGACAGGATACCTTATGAATCCGATACAGCTAAACTTTGTTTCAGCTTGGACTGGTACTGGATCATTAGATGCTACTACTCAGGAAAATCCATTAACTATTAAGCCCTACTTAAATCCTAATGCTGACTCATATGTTAATGCTACTATTGATATTAACGCTAACATGACAGCTATATCTCCTATGAAAGTGTTATTCCAAGATACAACTACTAAGATGTCTCATTTGTATGATATCACTTCTAATGGACAGGTAAATGTAAATCAACCAGACTTATCTCCAAACACTGTTTACAGAGTTATGGGTATGGTAAATATGGATAAGCTATATAATGTTTATAATGCTGCTGTCACTGTATCAGACTTCACAGGACCTCAGAATGAATTCGTAAGTGCTAACCTAGATGGTACGCCTTCTTATTCAGTTATGACTACAGGACCTAGTTTCTTAGCAGCTGATATGAATAATGATAAAGTATTTAATGGATCTGACTTACCAATATTATTAGCAGCAGCTATTGCACAAGATACTCTTGTTAAACTTCCTCCAGGTTATACTCCTGGAACTAATGGATATATGTCTGTATGGACATTTACTGACACTGTATTTAATAATATGACAACTAGTTCTTGGAAAACTCTAGATCTTACAAAACCAGTATATTTTAAGACAGGTAATGTTGGAGATTATCTACCATTGAATCTTAAGTATTTATTATGGGGGGATGTAAATAGATCTCACTCTTCTCAAGTGATTATTAATGGCTCACCAGTATCTAGTGCACTTCCAAGCTTACAAAAGTCTGGACAGTTATCTACGTTTGCTGTTGGATCTAATGCTATATTATTAAATACAACTAGAGATATACCTAGTATTGATGTAAACTTAGTGAATAATACTGTAACATCTAATACCATTTCTATACCTGTATCAGTTGACACTAAAGGATTATCTCTATCTGCTTTACAGTTTGAGTTTGAATATGATCCTGCTAAGATATCTTTTGATCAGTTAAGCTTAGGCTTACCTAATACATGGTATTCATTTGTATCTTCTAAAGCTGGTAAAGTGAAGTTTGGTGCTCTAGATAAATCTCTTATCACTGCTCCTTTAACAGGAGTAGCCACTCCATTCACTCTTAAGTTTTCTACTATAGGTGATGGTGTTGATATCTTAACGTCAATCAAAGTTACTGCTACAATGGATGCTTCTGATACAAAGGGTAACCAAGTGGGGATTAACTTAAACACAACAACTATTAAATTAACTGGATATAACAACTTCTAACTATGAAAAGATTCTTTAACATTTTTGTTGACACTCTTATTGTATTGTCTTTAATACTATTTGTATTTATTAGCTGCAGAAAAACTGTTGGAGTTGATCCAGTGGTAGCTGCAGGTATAGATCTTGGTAAAACATCTACTAGTACTAGTATTAAGACTTTTTCTCAAACAGGTAGTACAGTAACTATGGAGTTTGCAACAACTCCAGGAGCTAAATACTCTGTACAGTTCACTCCGTTTGCATTAGATAATACAGTGAAGACTGATAAGTTTACAGCTACAGATACTGTAACTAAAAAGATATATGATTTAAGTGATCTTCCTAAAAAAGACTATGATGTGCATTTTATTGACATCCAAGGTAAGGAAGACAAGCATCCAGTAATAATTAAATAACTATAACTATGGCAACTAAAAAGCAACAAGAGCCAGAAGATAAAATGGCTAAGAACGAAAAGCATAATGACGGTACAATGACTGGTTTAAAGAAGACAATCATTGGTACAATATCTACTCTAGTAGTAGGTGGTGGTACTTTCTTAATGTCTTACTTACAAAAACCAAAAGAAGATGCTAATAAAACAGCTCAGCCCGCTATCAATATTAACATCCCAGCTCAACAACAAGCTCAGTCTACAAAGACAGTCATTGTTAAAGAAGGGTCTAGTTCAGCAGCAAAGCCAGTTGAAAAACCAGCAGTTGCTAAACCTAAAAAGAAAGAAGGAGATGAATTCAAAGAAGAAGCTCCTAAGTGGTAACGAAACTTAAACTCTATGGACTTAGATAGTTATGACAAGAAACAAACACAAACGCTTAGTATTTTTCAAAGAGACATCTCTGATGTTGGCAATGTTCTTTCTACCATTTGGCTACGATGCCTTGTTCAAATGGATTATGGATCTTACAGGAAGTTATTGGGCCGCAGATGCAGTCTTTTATTCTATTTCAGGGCTATTCTTTTTGTCTTATATATTATTAAGCAGATCCTTAACTAAACATTACAAATGAAATATCTTATTGTATTAATAGCACTATGTTTTGTAACTGTAATAAAGTGTCATGGTCAAATAGCTAAGACCTCTACAGAGAACTATAAAGCTAGTTTTGAGAAGTCAATCGACATCTCTCAGTTTATGGACTATGACGGTCCACAGATTCCTATACAGATACTAAAGTGTGGAATTAATGATGAGATGTATGAGATGTATCCTGAGCTTAAAGAAAAGCGTGTAGGACTTGGTGTAGCTAACATCTCTATGGAATATTTAGAGAATCTTAATAGATTCAAGTTTACTGAGGATAAAACAGAGATAAAGAACCGTATGGTTAAGCAGTTTCAAGCTAGCCAAGCAGGTATCTCTGAAAATAAGCTAGATGGTCGTGGTAAGATCAATCTAGCTAAATACTTTGTTACTATAGAATGCTATGACTATTCTGTATCAGAAGATGAAACAGTATCAGCTAAGCTATCTACAAGCCAGTTAATGGTCACTAGGATCGGTTTACAGGTCAGATTTACTGACGCTGAGACTGGTGTAGTTTTTTCTGGATCTGGCCTTGGTGAGGCTAAAACCACTAAAGAAACATCAGGATTATCTGACGCTAGTCTAGATCCTGTTAAATTTAATCAATCGACCATATCTATTGCTACAAAGAAGGCTTTGGATATAGCTTGTTCTCGTATATTGGATAGAATGGTAAAGAAAGGAATCTTTACTAAGTAATGAAACAGTTTATATTATCACTAATACTAGTAGTAATACTACCAATATATGCGTTCTCACAAACCATTGTACAAGTTTTTCAAGATCCCTGTACAAAGATTACTAGTACTTTTGTCATACCTGTTAGTGGTAGGACTACTATTGTGTTCTATAATAAGTCAAGGAGCTTTTCTGCTGCTGACGTGGCCAGCGGTGCTTTTCAAACGTGGATTAACCAAGTATATGAAGACTATAAAGCCTATTCTCCTTGTTCTGTTTCTCAAGTGTCATCAACTGCTACACAAGTTACAGCCTCTGCTGTATCCTCTGCAGTAAGTACTGCTGTATCTGCTGCAACATCTGCAGCTGCAAGTGCGGCTGTAAGTTCAGCTACTGCCGGTGCAGCCTCAGCAGCCACATCTAGTGCTGCTTCTTCTGCAGCAAGTTCAGCTGCAGGCTCAGCTGCTTCTAGTTCTGCAAGTAGCTCTGCCACCAGTTCATCGGCCTCCACCTCTTCTGGGGGAAGTACTTCTGAATCTAGTAGCAGCAGCTCATCAAGCAGCTCGTCACAAAGTGAGGGTAATTCTTCCTCCTCTTCTTCAGATAGTAAGGGTAGTTCCTCTTCATCATCTGATTCTAAGTCTGAATCTAAATCAGAATCTAAGTCTGAAAGTAAATCTGAGAGCAAATCTTCTAGTAAAGAGTCTAAAAAAGACTCTAAGTCTAGTAATAAGTCTCAGGCTAAAATGAATCCTATTATATTCAACTCTGATCTCACAGGAGGCCAGAATATGGATAAGTCTATTGCTTTGGTTGCTAGTGGAGGTATGTCACAGTCTTCTATGACTGGAGCAGACTCTTGGGGCATTAGTGCTATGGCATGGAGTAATCTCCAGCAGTTTGTACTATCTAGTAGATATACTAAGATGAACTTTAATAATGGTAAGATGGAGAGTATATCCAACTGGGGATTTACTACAGCTCTTATGTATGGTAATTTAACTAGTTTTATTACTTATGCGTATATATACCCTATGGGTAACTACGGGGTGACAGGGGCCAACTACACACTCACTTTTTCTAAATCTTCCTATCTAAAGAAAGATGGTACCTCTGATAAACAGTGGGTGCTATCTCATTCTATGATGTTCTTTTACACAAAACCTTTTAGTCTTTCTAAAAGACTCACACTTGGTCCAGAACTTTATGTTTCAGGTAGTCCGGTTACCTATAATACTAAAGAAAATATATTTGTAGAATCCCATGATATAGGATTCTTTACTGGTATCTCTGGTGATTATGCTATTACTAAGAGATTTAAGTTTAACATGGGTTTGAGAACTAGTGCTAATACTAATCCTCAAGTACCCATGCTATTCTTTATGGTAGTAGGTTCTAAAATAAACTTATAGTTTACTATACCGTATTACCATTTGCGTCAACTTTTTTGATAGTTGACCCATTAAATATGATTACCTGCGATGCATCAGAATACTTTTTGATAGTTTCTTTCTGAAAACTATCAAATCTAGCTCCTTGTACACCGATAAAGAAAACTCTCTCAGAGTAAATATTACAATGATCTTCTGCGTCAGTTAATATGATAGCATTTCTATCGTTACTTACAACTTTTTTTACAGCCTCATTGATTGTCGTACCGCCATTACAATCTAGCATAGCTAAACTAATTGTATCAGACTTATACTTCTTTACAGAGTTATTAAATACATACACTTCGTTAAGCATATCCATCTCTGCAAGCTTAACAGCGAATGACTTTGCAAAATCGATACAGCTGATGTCGTTGTTATCTTCATCTTTTATACCAGAGCTACCAGACATAGATCCGGAAACATCGATATATAAATCAAGCTTACCAACACTCTTAGTATCTTTTACTACTATATCATCTACCATTACTTTTCTAAGCTTAGGATGTAAGAATTCATATTCTTCCAATCCAGCTATGTTATCACTGTTAAAGATATCTTCATAGATAGTTTCTTTTCTACTAGAGAAATAGCTAGCAGATTTATCTAAAAGCTTTTTGATTCTCTCTTTAACAGAGCCCATAGACATCTTAAGCTTGTTTAATCTTTGACTAACAGTTCTAATATAATCAGGACTTAGATTACCAGCTTCTTTACCACCAGATTTATGAGCTTCGTCAAACATTTGTTGTTGAGTCTCTTTATCAATGCTTTCATCAATAGACTTACAAGTGTCTTGAGCATCTTTAAGCATGTCATCCATCATGTTTTTACTAAGCTGATTGTTCATCATCTTATCTAAAGCTTCATCTATTCCTTGATTATCAAAGTCAGAACTACCTCCAAGACCTTTACCGATCTTATCAGCATCTTCTTTATCAACATATTCCATCATAGTAAGCTGCATAGAATAATACAACATCATGTTCCTAGTAAAGATAGCAGACTTTAGAGCACTGCTCTCAGCCATAATCTTACCTACTGGATTATTACTCTTCTCTAAAAACTTATACTTAGTATAGTTTTTATCATCTCTGTCTTCAAACTCAAGCTTCTCAATCTTAGAATAATACATCTTATATATATCGTTCTTTAAATGAGCTGGAATACTTCTATAAGTATCCTGTAGCTTTTTATTAAAACTAGGCCAGTCTGGTTTCTTATCTTCATCTAGTCTTTTGAACTTTGCACTCTGAGCAAACTTGTTATAAAACTTATTTACCTCAGATTGATTAGTGACATGTGTTTTACATATACTAGATAATCTATCCTCATCTATATAATGCATATACGGTTTAATAAGATCTGCTTTCTTATAAAAGTTAATCTTACCAAATAAACCATCGCCTTGCTTATAGTGAGTTGGGATTTCACCCTTCTTTACTTTCTCTAATATGGTATAAACATTCTTATATTGTTTACCACCACCTGTTTGTATTCTCTCACCTGTAGTGAGACTTCTTAAGTTAGCCATTGTCTCCTCCGTTTATTTTTTTTACGAGATCCTCAAGAGAAATGATGGACGATCCGAAGACCGCCATCATTTCCTGAAGGGATATGTTTGTTGCTGGACCTCTGCTTAGAAAGAAGCATTAACTGCTCCTGATGCATCACTTTCTACTTCACTCATAAGAGCTTCAAAGTCTTCTGTAGTTGCATAGTCTTTACGTGCAGGGTGGTTCTCTAAGATATAAGCCATAGAAATCTCTATCTCTTCTACTTGAGTTTCATCCATGATACCACGAGAAGCATAAGTGTTGATCAAGCCTTCGATCTCTGCTACAGCAAGCTCTAATTGCTCATTGTTCTGATGTGAGTGTAACATCTCCACTTTAGACATTACTGCCTTAACTTCTGGAGACATCAACTTGTTCTGTAACTCAGAACCTGCAGATTGAGATATCATAATCTGAGCAGTTTTAACTAATGCCTTATCTAAAGAGATATCCCAGATATAACTAACAGCTTTAGCTAAGCCAGGAACAAAAGTTAATGTTCTGTCAGAGCTGTTGTTATAACCTACTTCTAAATACTTCTCTAACTTGTTAGTAGGGATTTCTAAAGAAGCTATCTCTGCTTTGTTAGGAATACCGATGTTGAAAGTTTCACGATAGTCTCTAGCACCTTTGTTAAAATACTTAACTAACTCGCCTGCAGACACACGATTAACTGTCATCTTCAACATGAAACGATCCCAGAATGGAGAACCAACTTCATCCTTAGGGATTTCATTACAAGTTGCTACAAATAACTTCCACTTACAAGGAATCTTATGCTTACCGTTGAATAAGAACTTTTCGTTCATAACACCCAACATTGCATTACGGATAGCTGAGCTAGCCTTGTCAACCTCGTTAATGATTACAATCTCAGCTTCTGCTATAGGAGTATTTAACTCATATTGATTGTCAGTAAATAATTTACCTAAGTCTGGCATACCCTTAATCTCAGATGCTTTAGTACCCTCATCTGTTTCTAGGATATAAATCTTTTCAGCAAAGTCTTTAGCTGTCATCTTACCATCTTTGTTTAACCATGCTTTAGCATAATCAACAACAGTTTTAGTTTTGGCAACACCGGGTTGACCAATTAATAAGCAAGGTAAACCTGTGCTCTCTGCTAATGCTAGCATCTTAAATACTTCCTCCTTATTGATTAAAGAGGTTTCAATGTTTCTCACTTCTTGAGTTGTCTTCTTTGTGATTGACTTTACTTTTGCCATGTTTTTGTTTAGTTTAAATGTTTGTGGTGCATTTGGATCGATAGTTGTGTCGACCCATTCTGTTTTGCCATCTGTAGTTACAGTGGAAGCTGAATAAGCTGCATGCGAAGGCATGATTAAATTAGTAGCTGATTGATTGTGGGATCTTACCCATCTATATACACCATTTGAGGTGCTTGCGACCTCCCAGATATTGCCATCATTACCCATCATTCTTAATCCTATGGCGTATAATGTTGCACTATCTGTTGGACTTGGTCTTGTTGTTCCTGTTACTGCCATATTATTATAAGTTGGCGAAGGCGTCTGCTGATACTGCGTCTGATAATGCTCTATGGTTGCTTGCATTAACAGTTTCTCTGTAATCTCTAGCCTCTGGGATATTAATGTCTGATCCGTATATTTCTGTTGTATCTCCAGAAACCTCTGCCAGATTATTTGCATCTTTTTGTTCAATAGTGGTATTGATGGTTGTATCTCTTTCATTTATGTTATTATCTTTAGTGTCATCAATTACAGTGAATACTGTTACAGAAGTCTCTGCATCTTTTAAAGCAGGATGTTTACGGATCATGTTGATCTGTTGATCTTTAGCGTTATACTTTTCTTGAATAGAACCGTAGCCAAGATCATCTTTCTTTAACCATGTTAAACCGTTGTCTAGATCTTCTAAGATTTGTGATACATAAAGACTCACTTTGTTAATAGCCATGTTAGTTTGTTTAGATTTGTTTACCAATTGATTGTGAATTGAGGACCGTTGTTCTTTTTAATAATATCGTTAGCCTCAATAAAGATATTATTGCAGTCCCATACTGTTTTAGTATAAGCCGCTGACGCAGGATGCGATGCTTTTAATACATAGTGATTAGGACCAATCATAGATTCTAACTCTTGAGCTTGTTTACCTAATAAGATAAAAATCACTCCTGAATTAGTTAGATTAATCATGTCTAACACATACATAATAAAGTCATTCCAGATAGAATAGTGTGAACCCACTTTATCTATCTGACAGGTTAAAGCCCTGTTAAGTAATAATACACCTTGATTAGCCCAACGAGTTAAGTTAGGATCTTGGTGAGTCGGAAACTCTTGATATACAGTTTGTTCTATAGCCTCAAACATATTCTTGAGACTAGGTTGTGGTTTAAGAGTATTACCACATGAAAAAGCTAGACCGTCTGCCACTCCAAAAGTGGGATAAGGATCTTGGCCTATCATTACAATCTTTAAATCGTTTACAGGACATTCTTCAAACGCTCTAAAGACTTGTTTTAAAGGAGGAGTAAATCTCCTACCTTCTTCTTTTTCATTATATAATTTATCTAGTATCTTATCAAAGTCACTAGACATAATAAATCCCCTAAGCTTTGTAGTCCAACCCGAAGGGGTAAGCTTATCTATTAATTTTGTCTTGATCTCCTCAAGATTGATAGTTGGTATCATAAAAGTTCTTTATCTTTGTACAAATAATAATCCATGGCTAAATACATAGGTATTAAAAAGGAAACTACTTTTCCTATAACCGTAGGAGGTAATACTCTTATCAGTTTACAAAAGCTATTATTATATGTTCTTGCTGACAAGTCAGAAGAAGAGATTAATAAAGCTTATGAAAAAATACTTAAACAAGAGTATGATGAAGACTGGTATGAGCACTATGCTTTCTTATCTTTTACAATTCATCAGATGGAAAAGAAAGCTTTTGAATTAGGTCTCACTGTAGAAGAAGAAATGCCTGATCAGCCTACGTCAGGGGAAAGTTCACCTCTTCCCCAATCTGAATAGCAGCTTGAATAGCTAAAGATAATTCCTCTTTAGAACACTCTGCAAAGCTTTTAGCTAAGAAATACTCTTTGCCTGCCACTTCACGTGCTATACAAAGACCAGCTCTATCTTTTACTAGTATTTTCATATCTTCTACTGTCTCGCCAATATGTGTTGCTAAATGTTTTAGCATTACATGTAGCTTAGCGAGTTGTGGTAGAGTACCATCATCATGTTGTACTTCATAGAAGAACTCTATAATACTTCCTTCCGGTGCTTTAGAAACAAATAGCTCATATTGCTTAGCTGTAGCTAAACTAGAAAACTCTAGCCGGCCATGTTTCTTAATCATCTTACCGTTAAAATGCTGACTCATAATTAGATTGTTCATGTGTTACATCAAAGTACTTAATCTTCTTAGGGTCTAAATCTTTCAGAGCTTCTGTCACCCACTTCTCATCCACTGTATTCTTATAACAGAGAATATTAATGTAGGCAGTGTCATCTGGATTTAGTCTAAGTAATCTACCGATTCTTTGACTTGACTTACGCTCATTACCATAAGCGTGCATAATAATACCTGCTCTTAAGTTAGGAATGTTAACACCTTCATTTAATTGTAGTACACAAGATAGTTTGTCTATCTCACCATCTTTAAACATCTGTAGATTAGCTTCTGCGTTTTCATTACCTGAATGTACAGAATGCTCACATATTCTATCAGCTTGTTCTTGTGTATTACAGAAGACTAAGCACTTATCTTCTATCTCTGATAGTAGTTTCTTTGCATACTCTTCTTTAGTTTTGAAGTCCATTAGCACCCGCATTCTCATAACAGAGGCTATTTGCTCCTGTTTTTTACTAGTTGCATTCATTATTCTTGTAGACCAATACTCATAGTTCTTCCTTTCTGAAGTGAAGAACTTACTTTCTTTTAGTACTACAGGAATATTATTAGTAGTAGACAATGGCATCCTATGTACTAATATTCTATAGTCATTCAGGATGTCATCGTCTACAGCATCATCCGTAATATATTTATACAGGATAGGACAATACTTAAAAACCATTTGACCTTTCTCGCTCTGTATATATCTAGGAGGAGTGCCAGTTAAACCTAGCACTCTACCATTATACATTTCTAAAAAGATCTTGTGTGAATCTAGTAAACTGTGACACTCGTCAAAGATTACAAGATCATAGGTGTGCGGATTATATTTGTTTAGTGACAAATACGTAGTGAAGTCCACTCCATCTAAAGAGATGCCAAACTTATTAGCATCATCTTTCCAGCTATCAAATATAGATAGTTTTGGAGCAACTACTAAAACCTTTAGCTTACGCATATTAGCGTCTTGATAATGGTCTAGATACTTTAGTCCAATGAGAGTTTTACCAACCCCCATGGAAATTGATAAGCCTACTTTTCTATACTTTAAAGCTATTTCAAGAGCCTCATTTTGTATTTCATCTCTTGTTTTACGAGAAGTCATATTTCATAACTTTAAATTTTTTAAATAACAGTTTTGATTTAATCATTGCTCCTTTTACAGAGCCTTGATTACAACCTAATATTTTAGCTGCTTCCATTAAAGTAGGAAACACGTACTCTTCTAATGTTAATGTGTTTATTACTTTAACACATATACCATCTGATCTAAAAGTTTTTTCAGAATAGCACGGTTCTTCTGGTCGTATCAAGAAATGTTGCTTATACCGTTTTCTTTTAGCTTTTTTAGAACGTAGATTTACTGTATTATTTACTACGGACTGAGCATGCTTAAGTCCTGGATATAGTTCTTCTAATTTTTTAGCGGCTGCTCTTTCAGACTCATATTTACCAATACAATTACAATCTGTATTATAAATAACTACTGGTTTTTTCTTATCATTATGTTTAGGATATTTAAGAAGACCAAGTCTTTTTTGTTCTTTTAAAGTAGCTGATATTTTAAGTCTAGACTCTAAAGAAGGAGTATTTCTAACAACTTCGGTAGTAATATTATAATCAGGTTTTAAGCTATCTATATATTTTTGCTCAACTCTTTGAAGATCTGAAAAAACTACTTCCTCAAGTATAGAAACACTAAAAGCAGAAGATCCATACTTTAAATAACTGTTTTGTAAATAGGGATTAGCATGGCAGTTTCTATTAAGCTCAGAATAATGTCTTTTTAATCTATAGTATATATTTTTACTACTACCTATGTAAATCTTATTGTTTACAGTATTAGTTATACAATATATACCACAGATCTTAAGACCAAATGATTTAGGTATATTCATATTACATGTTTATACTACAAATATACAGCTTTTCTTTTGTTTTTACAAACAAACCCATAGATATACCTAAACCACATCTTTTGTGCCCTATAGCAATCTTTAAGGCTTCTTGTTGGATTTCTTCTCTTTTAGACATTATAAAGTTGTTTGTTGTTCAAGAGCATCTTTGAAAGCCTTAGCTAAATAATACGTATCAATGTTTTGATAAGCTTGATAGATAGTTCTAAGACTACTCATTACATCGTTATCTGCAAATCTAATAACATTATATAAGTTATTAGCTAAGAAAGCTTGTATAAAGCTTCCACCGTGGTTAACAATCTTATCTCTGTGTAACAATAGATTGATAATAATATCTTTTACATGATCTGTGATCGTGTAGTTATTTCTTTTAGCCCATTCTGTAACCAGAAAGTCGTAAGATTCATTTAGTTTTTCTAAAGTCATATGTTATTTTTAAATAGTTATAAATACTTTAAAGTCATCTTTATAGAAATCTTCAACAGTTAAGTTAAAGCTAGATAACTCTTTATTAATAAATATTAAGTGTCTACTACGAATAGTTTCTTTTGCTTTTTCAATAAGCTCAGGAGTAGATTTATATTCAGGAGATACATAAACACTATACCAGCAACGTTTTTTATTAAGTATAACACTTCCTCTAAGAGTTACATATCTTTTACTCTTATTTTTTGAGTCTTTTAGTATATTTATCCTAAAAGTACTATCAAGCTTTTTATAAGCAGCCATTATAGCTCCTACTTTAATAGTTTTTTCAATTACATCCATAATTATTGATTTTTAGCTACTTTAATTAGTTATTTAATCGTGATTCAGATAAGCCAAGCTCTTTAGCTGCATCAGGGTTTTCTTCTACCCATCTATGGCAACTACGACATAATGCTTTCCACTTAGAAATGTTGAGATAGTTATCTCCCACTCTTCCTGCAGTGTGATGTACATCAGTTGCTTTAGTTGTGCATCCTAATAGTTTGCCTTGACAGTTTGGATTAGCTATTAAGAATAGATTTCTCTTTACAGAGTATTCATCCATTTCTACCTGCCTCTTTTTAGAGACAGGAGAAATAGACTTAGGTTTATCTATACTATACCAGCATTCTTTGCAATACTTATCTTTACCGTGTGACTTCCAGATGTGTTTTTCAAGACTACATCCTGCACATTTTTTAAGCTTTGGTTGTATCATGTGTTAAAAAAGGTTTGCGGTAACAATCTTGCTTCTACAAGAGATGTTGCTATTTGCTTAAGACTAATACCAAGTTCTCTAAAAGAGAACTCAGACATATCAATAGACGCATCATACCCGTTAAACTCTTTCATCTGTTTAACTATAGGTGAATGCGGAAATAGCTTATCTAAGAAAGAATCAATAGATTTATTCATGACATCTTGTTTAAGCTTGTCTATTACTTTTTGGGCTTTCTTATAAGCCATGGTGATTTTACTCTTCTTAGTGTAAGACATCTTTTCTACTTTCTCATAAGGATAAGCAGCAAATCCGTACATTACTCTTTCAAGGAGCATGTGTTGTTTTTCTGTTAGTGGTTCCTCCACTACTAGTTTTTGATACTTTGTTGTACCATTCAGCTGCACACTTTGTACATATTCAATGTGTTGACGCTTCTTAGCATCATTGTAGGATATTACTATCCCTTTAGGTCCAGCTGACACGATTTTGTTAGCATTGTAACGCATGTGTTGATTATATTAAGGATGATAAATATACGAAATATTGATGAGATAATAAACAAAAAAGGAGCCTAATTAAAGGCCCCTTTTGTGCTTAACAAACTATAAATTCACATCATCTAAACTCGAGATTTCTCGCTGTGCTGCTAAGACTTCTTTGATCTCTTGTCTACAAGACTCATCGTGATCAATAAGCTCATCAGTAGCATTCATATTAGTTGTGTAAAAGGTCTGACGATAGATGGGTTGATCATCTACTCTGCAGATAATGCCAGTCTCACCAGCAATCTTAAGATCTCTCTCAGGATTATCTAGATTGAATGGTCTTAATGACTCATGAACTACAATCTTACCAGGTAGCTCTAAGCCATCTTTAAATTCAGCATCAAGAAGGTCTTTTACTTTACCTTTGATTAATGCATAACGCTTAGCGTTTCTTAACCAACCTTGGTGGTTGATTACCATTACATTTTGTTCTACTCGAACAAAACCATACTCAGGATTGTTCTGTGACATCCCGATAATGTTGCCTAGTTTATCGGCAACTACTTTTACATGAGTACTCATGATTGTTGGTTTTAAAAATAAAAAGCCCAGAGACAAGGAGTCTCCAGGCTAAATAATAAGATTTATTTATACTATTCTTCTGTATTGAAGTCTGCGTCTAATTCGTTGATCTTATCGATCTCAGGGAATTCAGTTAAATCAGGAAGAATATCTACTACATCATCTTTAGGTGCTTGCTTTACTAATACAGAGCCAAACCATGGATCTTCTACTACATCTCCATAGTTGTAAGCGATTAAATACTCAAGCTCTTCGTCTGACATTTCTAGATATTGTTCCGTACTTATCTCAATTGCCCTTCCATTGGGTAGTTGATATAACATATGATATTGAGTGTTTCTTAACATAAAGCTATGAAATACAATCGATTCTATGCATATAATTACCAATAATGACAAAAATAAACGGATTATAGAGCTATAACAGATTAGTTACAGCTGCTTTTTTCTTATGATACATCTTTTTCTTCCAATAAGCATTAGTACGATTGATCTCGTCTTGCTTTCTCTCAATCTTTTCCTTAAGCTCTTGGTTTTCTCTTTCAAGATCTTTTACTCTTTTATAGGGGAACAGAGTTACTAATGATTTAATCATACTTTTTTGGGTTTAAAAACTTTTTATACAATCCAGTAAACCTACCACTTACAGGTTTTTCACCAGCGTCAATCATTTCTACTAGTTCTATAATATCAATAAATGCACCATCTGAATTAACTTGTTTACCGTTTCTTTTTAGTTCGTAAACATAACAATCATTATGTGTATCACTCTCAATAGAGATAATAACAACTTCTTTTTTGATAGGTAGTTCTTTGTAGTCATCAACTTCTGGATCAAAATCATCTACATGGGCTTCTCTAAACCAACCTTCGGCTGCCCATGCAACGCCTTGAGGTTCAAAACGCTTATTAAGCTCCACTGCAATCTCAGGTATCATCTTGTTCACAAAGAGATCTTTACCTCTTTCTGAGTCCATGAATTTACTTGGTACAGGGATGTGGATAATAGCGTTTTTTTCTATTTTTGAATCTTCTTCAGACTCGTCATCATCAGAACGCTTTACAGCAAATACTGTAACGTGTGGTTGTAAGCCACCTGTTTCTGATATAATACTTTTAATGTTTTTAAGGTACTCTCCCTTAATGTCTTGATAATACTCTTCAGTCATAACTGATTGTTTTTAATCCCACCAATCGGCAGAATATCGTTTAAGAATCTCAAATATAAGATCGTCAGCTTTTTTTTGACGTATATGACACATAAAGTGTGACAGTGCATCTTTGTCATTAAAGTGAGGATATGTAGGATAGTTCTTTTTAACAGCTCTTGCAGCACTAGGATATTTCTTAATATAATCATCTAGTCTTTCTGACTTATATCCGTCTGCAAATAGCTCATATAAATCATCTGGTAAGTTTAAATAATCATACTTCTCCATTTGATAATACTGTGCATGTCTTCGCTCTAAAAGATTAAGAACTACTGTCATCCAATAGTTA